TTATGGATAAAGCCCCAGCACAGCATATGCTGGTATGGCATAAACATTTAATAACAGGAAATAGTAATAAATATTTACTGGATATTGCTGGTCCAAATTTAGATATTTTGGCTCCCCGAGGTTCTGCAAAATCCACCGTTTTAAACTTGTTTACTGCATGGATTATTGGTCGCCATACAACGGCTGGGCTTCCGTTACAAATTATTTATTGTTCTTACAACATCGCTACAGCTATTCCAAAAAGTCGAATTATTAAACAGATTATTGAGTCTTCGAATTTTAGAAAGATTTTTCCCAAAGTTCAGCTTCGCTCAGGAATGCAGTCGGATATTGGTTGGTCTATTGACTTTGATTATGCAGGCATAAGCCGCGTGGGTGATGAAGAATTTACGTTACGCGCTGCGGGACTTAGGGGCTCTATTACATCAAAACGAGCTCACTTAGTTATTGTAGATGACCCTATTAAGTCCAGTACCGATATTAAAAATCCTGCTATTAGAGAAGAAATGAATAATAACTGGAGTTCTGTTATTGCTCCGATTATTTTCGAAGGTGGACGTTCAATTTGTCTGGGTACTCGATTTCATCCGTTAGATATACATAAAACAATGTTTGTGCCTGATAAAGGATGGAAACAGGTAACTCAAGAAGCTTTGACTTATGACGACAACGGGGAACCGGAAAGTTACTGGCCTGAGCAATGGAGTGTTGATTATTTATTAGGTCAAAAAGAACTGGATCCGGTTGCTTTTGCTTTCCAATATCAGCAACAACCAGTAATGACTTCTGATTTAGTATTGTCACCTGATTTGTTAATAAAAGGTGATGTTGTTACTGAGTTTGATTCTTTAGCCGTGGGGATTGATTTATCAGCCAGTAAAAATGAAACATCTGATTACACAGCATTTGTTTTAGGTGGTAGGTTACAAGATAAATACTATATAATTGATGCACATCAGGTGCGCTCTATAGGAAATCTAGAAAAAATAGATCTTTTATGTAAGATGTTAGTCGAATGGGGAATTCTGATGGAGGACTCAGCAGGAGAATTTTTTCCGACATATTCCACATGTACACTCGTTGTTGAATCTGTAGCGTATCAGGCATCGTTAGCCGCCGACCTCCGACGAATTATGTTAAGTGATCGAGGTCTTGGGAATATCCATATTCACGAAGTTAAAGGCTTTAGGGGGGACAAGATCGCTCGTTTCCGTGGAACATTAGGATTACTAGAAAATAAAAAAGTAATTTTTAATAGATACCGTAAATTTGATGTGCTTTTCGATCAACTAGTTAATATAGGAGCGACATCACACGATGACTTATTAGATGCTTACACACACTTAGTGTGTTTTCTTCAGCGGCGAGGTAACTTTCAGATGGAGTTTTAATTATGAATGATTTAACATTTTTAGATGCTGTGCGGTCCTCACATGCTTTACTTTTTTCTTATCGCTTTTTTATTGCTGTTACTGCTTTTGATCCGTTATCGCGTTTTGATGCACTTTTAAAAACTCTACAAGGATATACTCTAATTCCCGGTAAACAAGATTTTTATATTTTTATTGATCACGAGCACGCTGAAGATAAGAAACTTTTAAAAGAACTTTTAGAACCAAATCTTGATGAGTGCGGACTTGAAATTATCGTTGCGGATCCACAGTTTACAGGTTTTAGCTTGACCTGGAGTCATAAGCAGTTGTTAACTACTGCTGTATCCACTAAGTCTTACGATTTTTATGTATATACAGAAAATGATATGTATTTTACAGAAGATAATTTTTATTATTGGTGGTTCTGGAAGGATAAATTAAAAGTTTTTAATCTAGAACCTGGTTTTTGTCGTTACGAGAATTTAAATGGTCGTTTAATTCCTTTCGATAACCATAAAAAGTGGTCTCTCAGCCGCACGACGCCAAATATTTGGGGCAATCGCGGCTACGACGTTCAAACTTATTTAACTCCATATGAAGATTTTGTCTGTTTTGCCTCTTTAGGCAATCCTTATATGGGAATGATGATCCTTGATCAGGAAATGGCAGAAAAATATGTTGGCTCGGATAGTTGTGATCCTATAAAAAGCTTTGAAGTTACGAAATTTAGATGTTGGCCGATAGCTGACCGTAGTTCTATGGGGCTAGCGTTCGAAAATCTGCAAGATAACCAGGAACATCGCCGTGTGGTCCCTCTAATTAAGGTTGGCAACCACGTTGAAATAGCTAAATATGGTCTGTTAGAGCATATGGATACTAAATACAGTCAACAAATGTTGACAGATAATAAAATTCTGTTAGAACTGTCTGAAATGTTTGAGCTTTGAACTGTGGTAAGTGCTGATGAATTATTTCCTAATAAATTCGACAAGAAAAATTCTATAGATCACCCAACTCACTATACTCAAGGTCCTATTGAGTGTATAGATGCACTGGAATCAGCTTTAGGGCTTGAAGGTGTTAAAGCATACTGTAGAGGGGCTTGTCTAAAATATTTATGGAGAACAGAACATAAAAATGGTGTAGAAGATCTTAAGAAATGCGAATGGTACTTAAAACGACTAATCGAAATTTGCGAAAAAATCAGTTAAAATTAAAAAAATTTTTGTTGATATGGATGTAAGGGCTTTTGGATCTGTTTATGGACAAAGTTCGACATTGCCTTATGCGAGTGGATTTCATTATATTCCTGCTAGTGGATTGAAGCGATTTTCTGCTTCTAGAGGATTTTTTATGATGACTGATGCCGGTCAAGATCATAATTTAGTAGTTGAAATGACGGATGCTCCTGGGCAACAATTGCCTTTAACACGTATAAATAACGATACTGTTATGCCTATGTCTATAACCGCTATATATAGTGGAACTGTACATACTGTAGTTGTATTTTATTAATGAACCCTTATAATACTGCTGCATATAACTTTTCTCTGGCGTACCAGATGCAGACTGCTGCAGCTGATGCTCAGCGTCGTGCTAATCAAGCCTCAGATACAGCTTTTGCGGATATAGATGCCGATAACGAAACCTCCCTTCGTGGTCAGCCACAACCACAAGCCCCTACAGCCCCAAATACAAATTTGAACGGATTTTCCGAAACCAATCTTACTGAAAACACAAATCGTGATTTACAAACTTTAATGCGAGCTAAGCGTCGAGTCTCAAAGTATCTCAGTCAAGATGAGGTAGTATGATGACACCGTACTGGTGTCTTAATGATTATTGATTGTTTTCCGTATTTTAATGAACGAGAACTTTTAGAGTTACGTATTCGTACTCTTGAAAATTTTGTTGATGGGTTTTTAATCATTGATGCCAATCGAACTCATCGTGGTGAAGAAAAACCTTTTACATGTGTAAATACTTTAAAAGAATTAGGTATAAGTGACGAAAATATTCAAGTTCTTCATGTTGAGTTACCGTCCAAAGAAGAAGTTTACGATCCTTGGATTCGTGAGCGAGCTCAACGGGATGCTTTGAGCGTTGGGCTTCATATGCTTCCAGACGATACAATTTTTATTTGTTCTGATTGCGATGAAATCATAAATCCAGATAAATTAAATTTATTAGTAGAAAATGTAAAACAAAAAAATAGTTTAGTTCGTCCAAGTATGTCCATGCACTACGGTCGAGCTGATCGTCAATTAATTACTCCTGATGGAGAATTATTTGAATGGAGAAACGCTTTTATGTGTACAGTAAATTTTTCAAAACAACACAGTACTTTATCTTCGCTTCGGTCTAGTCAAGATAATTTATACGTAGGTGATCGCGATTGTGGTTGGCATTTTAGTTGGATGGGTAATTCAGATAGACGCCTTAAAAAACTTAAATCTTATGCTCATTGGGAGACTGACAAACCGGATGTTGAGCGTATCTGTAAAACATTTAAGGCAACTCCTGGCAATGTAGATATGCTCGGTCGTCAAGATCATTTAATTACTACTTATCCGCTTGATTCGTTGCCAAAAAAATTATTTGAGCTTGATCGTGTAAAAAACTATTTGCTTCCTAATTATGTTGATTGATTGTTTTCCTTACTTTAATGAAAAAGAACTTTTAGAACTTCGAGTAAATATTTTACGTGATTACGTTGATGGTTTTTTAATAGCTGAAGCTAATAGAACTCATAGAGGTGAATTAAAACCTTATACATGTTTGCAAACTATAAAAGAACTTGGTTTGCCTTTTGATTTAATTGAAGTAGTACATGTTGAGCTGCCTTCAGTCGAACAAGCCGCCGATCCGTGGGTCAGAGAACGGGGGCAGCGGGATTCTCTTGGCGTTTATTTAAAACAACTTCCACCCGATACTATTTTTATTTGTTCTGATTGTGACGAAATTCCGAATCCTAATAAATTTAATTTATTGAGATCTTTAATAAATGATGATCCTAATCTGATTGTAGGTTTAGATATGTCCATGCATTATGGACGTGCTGATTTACAACTTTGTTCTCCCACGGGGGAACTTTTTCGGTGGTCGTGTTCTACTGCGTGTCGTGTTGGTAAATTAATTGAACTGGGTTCAATTACTGAAATTCGTTCTCAGCCGAACCGTAAAGTTTTAGGTGATAGAGATGGCGGGTGGCATTTTAGTTGGATGGGCGACAATAAAACTAGAAAATTAAAATTAAAATCTATTGCTGAGTTTTATATTTGGGATACTCCAGAAGTTCAAAATCTCTGCGAGACTTTTAATCCTCAAGAGGGCACTGTGGACATGCTTGGCCGCAAAGACCATATTCTTACGTCGTATCCGATTGAAGATTTACCGCCAGAAGCAGTTAAACTGGAAAGAGTCAAAAAGTACTT